GCTGGCCAGCCGGACAGCCTGATGGGCTACGGCGTGGCACTCAACAACGACATGCCGACGCTGGCCCAGAACAGCAAGTCGGTGGCCTTCGGCAACTTCCGGGAGGCTTACGCCATCCGGATCGTGAAGGGCCTCACCACCATGCGGCTCACCGAGCGCTACGCGGACTTCCTCCAGGTGGGCTTCCTGGCCTTCGAGCGCGCGGACGGCACGCTGCAGAACGCCAACGCGGTCAAGCTGCTGCAGACCACCCCGACTGCGTAGTCCATCCTCCGTGGGGCCGTCCTGGTGAGCCGGGCGGCCCCACACCGGACAGACTGAGCACACCACTGAGCAAGGGAGTATGAAGTGAGCCCCACCGACGACAACAAGGCACCAGGCAAGACCGCCGGCAACACTGCGGTCCCTCAGCACGGAGACCACGATCGCGTCCAGCTGCTCAGCCTGAAGGCCGATGGCACGCCGGATCAGAACCGGCCGGAGATGATCGACGCCTCCGAGTTCACCAAGGAAGCGACCCGCGAGCAGTTCCGGCAGCAGGCTGTGTCCGCCGCGGACGTTCAGATCCGGAGCGCCTCGAGCGTGCCGATGATGAGCGTGGACGACGGCAAGGGCGGCACCAAGCTGGTGCCGGCCAGCGAAGCCCCCCAGGACCCTTCCATCCAGGAGGCCATCGACGCGCACCAGAAGGTTGCCGACGCGGCTACCAAGGCTGCGGACGCTGCCGTGGATGCCCTCACCACGGACGACACCAAGGACGCGGCCAAGGCGTCGGACCCCAAGGCCTCCTGACGTGCCCCGGGAGCCCCTCACCCGTACCGCCCTGGCTGCTGGTCAGGGCGGTACTGGGGGTGCCCCATGAGCACTGAGGTGGAGCACGGGTACTGCACCGTGGACGATCTCCGGGAGCAACTCGGAGACATGACCAGCCAGAATCTCTCGGAGCGTCAGCTGGTCCGCGCTGTCAACGCTGCCTCCCGGGCCGTGGACGCCTACACCGGCCGCCGATTCTGGATGGACCCCACCCCCATCGCCCGGCTGGTGGACGTGGACGGATGCAACCCGGATCTGTGGCTGCCGGACGACATTGCCAGCACCACGGGGCTGCAGATCGCCACGTCGGACGGCACCAACTACTCCACCATCTGGACCACCCAGGACTACCGGCTGTGGCCGTACGCTGCCAACACCCCCGGGTCTCTGTACGGGGGCTGGTGGAAGCTGGAGAGCGTGCGCGGGCTGCGCTGGGATGTCCGCGGCTCCTACTACCGCCACCACAGCAGCCACTACTACCTGCCGGTACAGATCACTGCCCGCTTCGGCTGGGCTTTCGTGCCGGCCGGCGTCGAACAGGCCACTCTCCTGAAGGCGGCTCAGCTGTTCAAGCGCAAGGATGCGCCGTACGGCGTTGCACAGTTTGGGGACATCGCAGCCGTCACGATCACCCGCAAGGACGCTGACGTGGTAGAGCTGCTGTGGCCCTTTATGCGTGACGTGGCGATGGTGGGCTGATGTGGCCACGCTGAAGGCTGTGCGCGCGGGCCTGGGGAACCGCCTCCGGACGATTCCGGGCCTGGTTGTCCACAGCAACCTTACTCAGGTGACAACGCTGGGAGACGGCGGTGGCGCCGTGGTAGGTGGACCTACCGGTGAGCTGGTAGGGGCCATGGCCCGGGGAAACATCACTTGGGAAATTCCTATCTACCTGCTCGCACCGGACAGCAACTATGACCGCGCCACCGAGATCCTGGACGAGCTGGTGGACACCAAGGGAGACCGCTCCGTGTTCCAGGCCATCTGGAATGACCGGAGCCTGGGCGTGGTGGACAGCAACGGTCTGCAGGATGTGGACGCTCACGTGGACACCTTGACGGCGTACGGCGTGACGTTCGACAACGCCGGGGTGCCTCACATCGCCGCGGTACTCAATTGCGTGGTGCACACCCCGGGGCACGTGACATGACTACTCTTTGCACAACTGACCCGACCGGAGGTGGCACACCGTGACTGCATATGCGTTGCTGGACGCTGAGCTGTACGTGGCCGGCCACGATTTCACCACGGACACCAACTCCGGACAGCTGAACCTCGAGGCAGCCGCGCTGGACGCAACCACCTTCGGGTCCGGCCGGTGGATGGAGAACGCCTACGGGCTGCGAAACCTGGCCTTCAGCTACTCCGGCTTCTGGCAGTCCGCCACCAGCGATTCCGTGGATGACGAGTCATTCGGAGCCCTGGGCTTGGCGCGTGCCTTCACCTGGAGCACCACCGGCGTGGAGACAGACCCGGCATACCTGTTCAACGCCGGAGAGGCCACCTACAGCCTGGGGGGTGAGGTAGGCCCGCTGGCCCCCTTCCAGGTGAACGCCAACGCCACCGACAAGTTTGGGGCCATCCGCGGCCAACTGGCCAAGACCAAAGGTGCTATGAACGCCACCGGTGCCCTGGGCTCCGTGGTCAACCTAGGCGCCGTGGGTGCTGCCCAGTATCTCTACGCCACGTTCCACATCTTCAGCGTCGGTACCACCGCCACCATCCAGGTGCAGAGCGACGATAACGCCGGCATGACCACACCCACCACCGTGGCCACTATCGGCCCGCTGACCGCCCGTGGGGGCACCTTCATGACTCGCGTGGCCGGACCGATCACGGACACGTTCTACCGTTTCAACGTCAGCGCCATTACGGGGGCATTCGTGGCCGCCGGGGCTATCGGCATCGGAAGCTAGGAGACCGAACCATGGCAGTGTTTGCCCTCATCAACGAATACCTATCGCTGAACGCGGTAGGGATGTCGGACCACGTCCGGCAGGCCACGCTGGCCATGGAGGCTTCCGCACTGGATGCCACTGCCATGGGCGATGGCTGGACCAAGAACGTCTACGGACTCAAGAACGGGTCCATGCAGGTGGAGTTCAATGACGACACCGCGCTGACCCAGGTGGACGCGCTGTTGTGGCCGCTGTTCGGCACCAACGTGGCCTTTGAGGTCCGGCTGGATGCGGGCGTGGTCTCCACCACCAACCCCAAGTACACCGGGCTGGTGGGGATCGCCCAGCACAACGTGGGCGGCTCGCTGAACGAGGTGGCCCGCAAATCGCTGACGTTCCCGACTTCGGGAGCTGTGGTCCGCGGTACCAGCTGATGGCCGGAGACCTGGAGATCACGGGGACTGAGCAATTCGTGGCTCTGGCCCGCCGGCTGAACGCTCAGGGCTCCGGTGGCCGGGGGCTGTGGCGCGAGCTGAACAGCACCATGAAGGCAGCGGCCCAGCCGATGACAGACGTGATGCTTCGGCACCTGTCCGACTATCTCCCGGATCGATACGCCGGGGTGCTGCGCACAGCCATGACAGTCCGGGTCTCCAGGTCCACCAAGGGCGCTGCCGCCGGCCTCAAGCTGGTGGGTACGGCCAAGGGAGTCAAGAGAAAGCGCCACATCCGGGTTATCAATGACGGGACGCTACGGCACGAGGTGTACGGCAACCCGGAGGTCTGGGTGGATCAGAAGGTGCGCCCCGGCTTCTGGACCACTCCGCTGAGCACTACCCGCGAGATCCCCGCCACCCAGATCCGGCGGGCCATCCAGAACACCATCCGCAAAATCGACTAAGGGAATGATGCGCGCATGCCCACGGTAAAGCTGACCCAGAGAAACCTCCTCCGCATCGGGGACGAAAACCTCATCTTCGAGCACGGCAAGATGCTGCTCAGTGAAACCATCGCAGTGGAGAAAGCCACCGGACTGTCCTGGCCTCAGGTGATCGTGGGCCTGCAGAACGGAGCGACCCAGGCCGTCCGCGGCGTGGTGTGGGTGCTGCGGAAGCGCCACAACAACCGGCTCCGGCTGGATGAGGTGGACTTCAGCATGGAGGACTATGAGCTGCTGGACCCGGACTTTGAGCCTGACTATTGGGTGGTGCTCGAGGACGGAGACCCCAACGGCGTGCTGGTCACGGACTCCGGAGCCCCGGCCGACGTGAAGGACGTTGCCGACAACACCGAAGAGGTACAGGACACCCCGGCGGCCCCAAAAGCGGACCCGGAACCGGAGGCCTGACTTGGGGGGACGTGTTCCAGGCCTGGTGGCTACCGCTGGCGGAGGTGCTCCACTACACCCAGCCCGACATCCTGGCCCTCACACTCGATGACTTCATGCAGGCGGTGGAATACACCAAAGGGAGGTTAGCCAATGGCGGGTAAGGACAAACTAGAGTTCGACGTACTGGCCAACGACAAAGCCTCCAAGGTATTCGACAAGGTTGCCCGGGCCGGTAAAGAGGTTGGCACCTCCGTTGACAAGGGTGCCGACAAGGGCGTCTCCTCCCTCAAGAAACTCTCCAAGGGAGCCAAAGACGCCGGAGAGTCCCTGGGCAAGCTCGGAGACAAGGGCAAGGAAGGCCTGGGCAAACTCTCTGAGGGCCTGAAGGCCGGCCCCCTGGCCATGCTGGGGCTGGGTGCCGGGCTGGGTGCGATGCTCATGCAGGGCTTCGGTGACGCCATGGAGAACCAGGACGCCACCCACCTGCTGACTGCCCAGCTCGGGGCCTCCGATGCCGAAATGGGTAAGCTGGGCAAGATCTCCGGAGACCTGTACAAGAACGCATTTGGTGACTCCGTATCTGACGTGAGTCAGGTCATGAAAACCGTATTCCAGTCCGGCCTGGCGTCGGTCCGGGACGGCGAGGAAGCCATCAAGGGTGTCACCACCCAGGTGATGAACTACAGCAAGATCTCTGGTGAGGAAGCCCTGCCTGTCACGCGGGCTATCTCCCAGATGCTCAAGACCGGTCTTGCCAGGAATGCCACTGAGGCGTTCGACATTCTGACCCGCGGTGTCCAGAAGGGCATCGATAAGTCAGAAGATATGCTGGACACGGTTAATGAGTATGGCACGCAATTCCGTAAGGTAGGCCTTACCGGGCAACAGGCATTTGGCCTTATTTCTCAGGCTATTGCGGCCGGTGCCCGCGACAGTGATATTGCTGCGGACGCCATCAAAGAATTCTCCATCCGCGCGGTGGATGGCAGCACCCTGACCGCTCAGTCGTTCAAGGGTCTGGGTCTGGACGCCAAGCAGATGGCGGAGACCATCGTCCAGGGCGGCCCCAAGGCTGCCGCTGCACTGGGTCTCACGCTGGACAAGCTGCGCGCGGTCAAGGACCCGGCCAAGCAGGCCCAGCTCGCTGTTGGGCTGTTCGGTACCCAGGCGGAGGATCTCGGTGGCGCGCTGTACGCCATGAACCTGGACACCGCGGCTACCGACTTCGGCAACGTGGCCGGGGCCGCCCAGCGTGCCGGGGACGTCATCAACGACACCGCCAGCAACAAGCTGGCCACCGTGGGCCGCACCATCAAAATGTCCATTACCGATGCCATCGGCAAGTACGCGCTGCCGAAGCTCGAGGAATTCGGAGACTGGTTCGCAGGTCCGGGCAAAATGGCGATGGTCTCCTGGGCAATCTCCGGGGGTAGTGCCATGCTCGACTTCGGAGACAAGACTCTTGGCGCGCTGCAGTCCATGATCCCCGCCCTGGCCAAGTTTGCCGCGGTGTCTCTGCTGGCCGGAGCCGGCTTAGTGGCCGCATTCAGCCCCTCCCAGGCTGTGGCCATGGTCCAGCAGGCCAAGAGCATGTCCAGTTGGGGAGACTCCGCGGTGGAGTCCCTGGAAGGGGCCCGGGGCAAGCTGTCCGACTGGAAAGACCAGCTGGCCACCACTAACACCAAGGTCAAGCTAGAGGCCAATATCGAGGATCTCGACCAGAAGATCACCAAGGCCCAGACCGAGCTGCGAGACCCCGGGCTCACCAAGGAACGCCGGGCCACCCTCACGGCCAACATCGCTCAGCTCACCAAGCAGAAGGATGCTGCCATCCGCAAGCTTGGTGACCCCGGCCTCATCAAGACCCGTGTAGCTCAGCTCACCGCGAACAAGCAGAGCCTGGACACCAAGCTGGCCACAGCCAAGAGGCAGCTGGCGGACCCCAAGCTCACAGCCACCAAGACCGCGGCCCTGAAGGCCTACATTGGTCAGCTGACAAGGGCAAAGGCCCAGGCCCAGGCAGCCATCGACTCCCTCACGGGCAAGACAGTCAACATCCGCCTGAACACGTACAAGACCATGATTGAGACCACCATCCGCAATGACGTGGGTGTGCGCGCTCCGGGCCGTGCTCGAGGAGGATCGGTCAAGAAAGGCCAGTCGTACACGGTTGGAGAGCACCGGCCGGAGTTGTTTGTGCCTGATGAGGACGGCACGATCCTGCCGGAGGTGCCGGGCAAGGCGCTCGGGCGGGCCATGTCGTACGGCGCGGGCAGCTACAGCGCACCCGCCACACTGAGTTTCGATGACTCCGAGACCAGCCGATTCCTCGTTCGAATGCTGCGTAAGGGCCTCAACAACGGGGGCTCCGGTCGGGATCTCCAGCTTCTGATCGCTGGGCGGCCGGTATGACCTTCCCTGCCACCCCCCGGGCCATGCTGTATGAGCTGAAGATCGGCGCCACGGACTGGGCCAACATCACATCCGACACGTTCAGTCTCCGCCAGCCCACGGACATCACTCGCGGTGTGCCGGGGGAGTACTCCCAGGCTGACCCATCCACCTGCAGTTTCTGGATGAACAACCGTCTGGGCCGCTACTCACCACGCAATCCTGCCTCCCCCTTCTACCAGCAGATCGGACGCAACACTCCGGTGCGGGTGTCCCTGGGCAATGGCGCTTACGGCATGGTGGTATCGGGCGCCAACAACTCCGGGGGCAACGCCACCACTTCGGACAAGGCTGCGCTGGACATCACCGGTGACATAGACATCCGGGTGGACCTCGAGCTGCTGGCCAACCCGGTGGGAGCGGATGGCTACACCACGCCATCCAGCTGGCTCACAGGCAATTTCGATCTGGCTTCCAAGTTCTCCGATGCCGACCCCAGCCGGTCGTGGTCACTAATCCTCATTAACGGCAAGCTGCGGTTCTACTGGTTCACCGCAGGCACCGTTGCCTCAGTCCAGCAGGCCGAGTCCATCACGCTTACAGGCTCGCCCACCGGCCGCCGGGCCATCAGGGTGACCCTGGACGTGGTGAACGGCGCCAACAAAACGGTCACGTTCTACACCGCACCGGACATCAATGGCACTTGGACCGTGTTGGGCAGCGCCATCACCACCGCCGGCAACACTTCCATTTTCAGCGGTGACGCATCGCTGCGCATCGGGGGTGCGGGCAACGGGTCCGCCTACACCTGGGCTGAGCCTCCCTACGCCACGTTCTACTCCGCAGAAGTGCGCAATGGCATCGGTGGCACCGTGGTGGCTTCCCCCAACTTCACCAGCCAGGGACTGGACCCCGTCCCCTTTTCCGTGAGCAACTTTCTGGATGCCCAGGGCAACGACTGGTTCTTCCAAGGTGTCAACGACGCCTCCCGCATCTGGTATGGGGACGTGGATATCAGGTTCTGGGGGGAGTGCAGCGCGTTCCCCAACCGCTGGGATACCTCCGGCAAGGACGCCTGGGTACCCATAGAGGCGGCCGGGCTGTTCCGCCGACTGGGCAACGGCTCCGAGCCTGCCCACACGGGGCTGCGGGACTGGATCATGGATCAGAACCCTGTCCCCACGTCATATTTCCCCCTGTCCGGGGCCGAAGGCACCAAGTACTCCGTGAATCTAGGCGACATCGGCACCAACAGCCTGCGGTTTTACCCCGAAGGCGCTCCGGTCTACACCTACGGAATCGACTTCGGGGTTCCCTGGCTGGGCACCGGCATGGAACTGAACGCCACCGGCCCCACCGCGGACATGCGCGGCGATGTGGTCACCGCGGATGACAACTTCGTTCTGGACTTCGTGTTCCAGTCTCCGGCTGTCACCCTGGACTCCGGGGCGGACGCCAACACCAACATGGGCGTGCTGGACATCTTCATCTGGTCGTACGACTACGACCGTTGGCAGCTCCGGCTGCAGGACCCTGCCAACGGGGGCACCCTGCAGCTGTCCTGGTTCGCTGGGGACAACTCCACCTCATCCAGCTACCCCGTGAGCGCTGCGCTGCCGGCCCTTATGGACAACGAGATTCACACGTGCCGATTCCAGGTTCATACCACCGGTGGTGGTACCACCCAGACCGCTGATGTCTACATCGATGGTGTGCTGATCGATACCCGGGTAGTCGCATCCGGGCACGCTTGGAACGGCACTTCCAACTACCAGATGTTCTATAGCCGCTACGCCGGCCAAACCGTGATGACGCTGGGTCACCTCACAGGCTGGTCTGACCCGGTGTGGTCCAGCGCTCCGGCGGTAACGGACTTCCTGATTGCGGCCCGCGGCTACACCGGTGAGCTGGCAGCGGACCGCATGGCGCGCATTGCTGCTCTGTCAGGAATCAACCTCACAGTCATTGGCAACAACTCCGACACCATGCCCATGGGCCCGCAGTACTCGGAGTCCAAGCTGACCCAGCTCCGGGATGCCGAACAGGCGGACATGGGCTACCTGCTCGAGCCCCGTGGAGGCTTCGGGCTGGAGTACCGCACCAGGGTCTCCATGGTCGGACAGGCCCCGGCCCTCACCCTGGACTACTCCCTGGGTCAGATCGTGCCGCCTTTCGAGCCCACTGATGACGATCTGCTGACCAAGAATGATGTCACGGTGGGGCGCCGCGAGGGTGACAGCGCCCGGGTGCAGCTCACCACCGGCCGACTGTCCATCCTGGACCCACCAATGGGCGTCGGGCAGTACCACGACAGTCTCGATGTGAACGTAGAGACAGACGCCCTGTTGCCCGGTATCGCTGCCTGGATGGTGAATCTGGGTACCGTGGACCAAGCGCGCTACCCCTCGCTGTCCGTGGATCTCGGTATCCTGGCGGGCTTCGGGCTGGACCAGGCGGCCCGAAACATCGACACCGGGGACCTGCTGGTGGTGACCGGCATGGACGCGCTGGGTGTGTATGAGGACGTAAGGCTGCTGGTGCTGGGGACCGGACGCGAAACCATCAGTGACGGCGGATTCAAGCACACGATCACGTGGAACTGTGCGCCGTACCAAGGTTATGAAGGGGCGGTGTTCGCCACGTCCGCCAGCACCGGGTCTGCCCGGTACGACACGGCCGGCAGCACTCTGACCACCGGAATCACCAGCAGTGCTACCAGCTTCAGCATCACCGCTACCGGCGGAACGTTGTGGACCACCGACCCCGCAGCTTTCCCCTTCGACGTCATGATGAGCGGGGAGCGCATAACGCTGTCCGCCATCTCCGGGGCCTCGAGCCCCCAGACCGCAACTGTCAGCGCCCGATCCGTCAACGGCGTGGTGAAAGCCCAGGTTGCCGGGGCTGACATCCGGTTGGCTGACCCTTCCTACTATTCGCTATGAGGAGACCCTGATGGGCTACAACGCTGGGGACCGGATCGTTTCACCGGGGCCTCCCAATGTGCAGGTTTTCACAGGCAGCGGCACATGGAACAAGCCTGCCGGCGTCCGGGCCTTCATGGTCGAATGCGTCGGGGGCGGTGGTGGGGGTGGTGGCGCCGCACAGGGTTCCGGTCAGCAGACCGAAGGCGGGTACGGCGGTGGTGGCGGGTACTGCAGGAAGCTGTACCAGGCCACGGAGGTGGGCTCTACCGCGGCCATCGTGGTTGGTGCCGCGGGCGCTGCCGGGGCAGCGGGTTCCCCGGGCGGTACCGGCGGCACGGGCGGCACCTCGAGTTTTGCGGGCACCAGCCTTACCGTGAGCGCCACCGGAGGCACGGGCGGGGCCGGATCGTCCAACATTGCCACTGCGACCAACGGTGGTAACGGCGGTGTGGGTACCAGCGGGGATGTGAACGTGGCCGGACAGCCCGGCGGTAAGGGCCGCGTCATCTCCCTGCTCTCCACCCTGGTGGCCGTGGGAGGCTCCGCCGGCAGCGGGCTGGGCGGTGGCGCACCTTCCAAGACCGCAGCCGGAGCCGGCAACGCCGGGCAGGTGTACGGCGGTGGTGGAGGCGGGGCCTTCGGGGCCAACGGTTCTCTGGGCAACTTCGCAGGCGGGGCCGGTGCGGCCGGCGTGGTCATCGTCACCTCCTACTACTGAGTTGGAACCGCATACTGATGCCCAAGGCAAGGGACACGGACCATGACTGCTGGGGAGGTTCGGCACGTGCTCGACTCACACCGCAGGCGCCGCCCGTTGAGGGTCCTGGCGTACACCGCACTGACCGCGGGCGCTTCCGTGCTGCTGGTAGACCCGACACGTTCTCTGGTCGGGCAGTCACTGTGGACTCGCTGGGTGTGGGCCGCCTTCCTGCTGGCGGGCACGCTGCTGGCCATCTACGGGGCCTGGCGGGATCGCTACCTGGCCGAATTCGTGGGCATTCCGCTACTGCAGACCGCGCTGGCTGTCTTTGTCGTGCTGCTCGGAGCTGCTCATACCACGGGTTCGATAGCATTTGCGTGCTTCCTGTTCGCCCTGATGGTGGTGATGCATTCCAGGTGGCTGGATCTGTGGCGCCTGGTGGGGGCCACTACCCGAGCCGGGCGGAAGGGCACATGACGACACTTAGCGCCATCCTGGTGGCAGTGTTTAGTGTCGGCGGGGCGGGCGTGTTCGCCACGATCATCAAGGGCATTAACGGCTGGCGCGCGGGGGCGGCACGCACAGAGGCCCGGGCCATCCAGAACCTCGAGCGGTACCGCAACGATGCTGACTGGCGGGCCCAAGTAGAGGCGAACCGTGCCGCGCACAACCATGACGTGGCAGAGTACTGGCGAGACCGAGCGGGGAACGCGGAGTTTAAGATCCGGACCGAGTTCGGGGCACAGCATCTGCCCCCGGTGGGCCCCATCCCTGTGTACGTACCGCTGGAGCGCCCCGCTGACGTAGTGAAGGTGACCGATGATGTCTGAGCAGGAAGTGCCGCCGACACGGGGTGACGTGCGGACCAAGAGCCTGGGCCGCTGGCTCACCGGGTCCGGGATACTGACTGCCTGCCTGCTGATCGTGGTTGCCATGCTCGGAGCTACGGCGTACCAGCAGAGTGCAGCGATTACCCGCCTGTCTGGGGCCCTGTCCGGGCAGCGGGACCAGTTCAATGCCTGCAAGAACAAGCCTGCCACCGCCCGCGGCTGCACCGAGCCAGTGGCAGCCGAACCTTCCGTGATCGTCAAGCAGGGCGGCCGGGGGCCGGTGGGGCTCACCGGAGATGCCGGCCCGGCCGGACCCCAGGGACCGACTGGCCCAGCCGGGCCACAGGGTCCGCCCGGAGCCACTGGCAAGCCGGGTCCACCGCCGGGCTGCGCGCTGCTGAGTACGGCGTGCGTCGGGGTTGCTGGGCCACAGGGACCAAAGGGCGATAGCGGTCCTGCCGGGCCCCAAGGTGATCAGGGAGCCACCGGCCCCGCTGGTCCGGCCGGCCCGGCAGGCCCCGAAGGGCAGCAGGGGTCACAGGGTGAGCTGGGGCCACAGGGACAGCAGGGTGTGGGCACCAGCTCGAGCCAGTGCGTGGATGATGACACCCCAGACGGCAGCCACTGGCTGATTACGTACAGTAACGGCGCGCAGGAGACATCAAAGGGTCCGTGCCGCATCAAGCTGCCCTAGTTACTATCGGTCAGGGCCTCAGAAGGGATGCGCACCAATGGCCACACCACTCACGCTCGCTCAGATCACCGCGGCATACGACAAATGGCACGTTCGGTATCAGGTCTACGCGGGCGCTGGCACGCGCGGGCGGCCGGGCGGCATCACTGACGCTGCCGGGATCACCGAGCACCACACCGGGGGCGGCTCCGCATCGGCCAGCTACCTCTACTTCCTGTTCATCACAGGCCGCCCGGACGAAGGCATCCCCGGGCCGCTGTGCAATGAGGCCACCGACTCCGGCGGCACCGTGCACATCGGCGCCGTGGGCCGGGCCAACCACGCCGGCATGGGCTCGAGCACCACGCGGGACAAGGTCCGCTCCGAGAGTTACCCGGGTTACACCTCCGAGATCTCGCCAGGTCCGGACAACATCAACGGCAACCCGCTGTACTACGGCAACGAGTGGATCTACAGCGGGACCGTGCCGCCCACCGCCGCGCAGTACCGCGGGGCCGCGCTGGCCGCTGCCGCCCGCATCGACGCGCACGGCTGGTCGGCACTGTCAGCGTTCGCCCACCGTGAGCACACCCGCCGCAAGAATGACCCCTTCGGTGTGCTGATGTACCAGTTCCGCAGCGAGGTGAAGCGAATTCTCGAGGCAGGCCCGGCCGCCACGGTGAACTACGTTGCCACCGGCAAGCTTGCAGTACCCCCACCCGTCACCACCCCACCGACCACTCAGGAAGGAAACGACATGGGCACCTGGACTGAAGCACAGCTCCGAGCGATGATGCAGGCGGAGGAGGAGGAGTACGCGGTCCGATTCTGGATCGACCCTTCCGGCACCGGCACCGCGATGCGCAACCTGCAGACCAACATGAAGCTGCAGCAGGACCGGATCGAGGCCAAGCTGGACATCCTGCTCAACCCGCCTGCAGCTACGGCCAATCCCCTCGCGGCTGGTTTCGCAGACCTCGCTGGCCCGGCCGACATGCCTGCCCACCTGGCGCCCATCGAGGTGGGAGCGGACGGACTGACCGCTCAGAGCCACGAGCTGCTCAAGGCCGTGGAGGACAGCGTCAACGCCCTGGGCGCCCGGCCGGCCCGCGCCGAGCTGCAGGCCTTTCTGAACGCGGACGGCACGATGGACGACGCGCCCATGGAGGCCCCGAAAAGCAGCGGGCCGTCACAGGGCACCGCGTAGCAGCCCGGCCACGCCGGAGCTGATCACCTACCTGCCGCGCCACTCGGAAAGGCAAGACATGAGCATCCCCCTACCGCCCTCCATGCAGAGCAAGTCAAAGCCGGTACGGCTGCTGTTCGCCGTGGCCGGCTCCGCCACCATCCTGGCCGGTGGCCTCCCGCTGCTGACCCCAGACAAGTTCGACTGGATCGGCCCGGCGGTGGGTCTGCTCGGGCTGGTGATCTCCGGCGGAGTCACGATCTACACCGAACAGGCCACCACCCCCTGGGAGGACGTGGCAGTCAAAGCCACGCCCACCGGCAGGCTGGTGGCAGGCCCGGCCGCGGAGAACATCCCGAACGGTGCCGGCGTGCAGGTCCGTGGTGTCGGTGGCCAGCTGGTGCCAGGCTCTGCCACCATCGGGGCAGGGCTGGACCGGCCACAGCGTGGCGAGGATGGCGGCCCGGTGGAAACCTGGCAGGAAGGCGGCACGCTGTGACCGAGAACCATGAGCACGACATTGTCTGGGTGACCTCCCCGGACACTACCCAGGCCCGGCAGTACTGCCGTAGCTGTGGCTACCGCGGCGAGTGGCAGGAGCTGCCGCCGGAGCTGCAGGTCAAGCCAGAGGATGAGCTGGTGGATATCCGCCGGCAGGGTGGTTCATTCGATGGGCCCTCCGTACTGGCCGAGCAACTGGATCGGGGCAACTGATGGCCACCGCCGCGTTTGAATTCAACATCGCCAAGGGCCGGTCCAATGAGCTGGCCAAGCTCGGGGCCGCCAACGACGCGCTGATCCTGGTGCTGATCCAGACCACCGGCCTGGAATCCGACGCCACCCTCAAGGATTACGCCACGCTCTCCGCGCTGCTGGCCGCGGCCAACGACGAATGCACGTTCACCGGGTACGCCCGGCGGACGCTGGCGTCGGTGGTCGTTGCCGTCAACAACACCAGCGACAACCAGAACACCGACGCTGCTGATCCGGCCGCCTGGACCAACAGCGGTGGTTCTGCCCAGGGCTGTGGTGCGGCCATCGTCTGCTATGACGATGACACCACCGGCGGCACGGACGCCAACCTCATCCCTCTGTACAACCTGCTGACAGGCACCGTGACCTTTGACATCGGTGTTCCGGTCACTCCGGTATTCAATGCTGCGGGCCTGTACGTAGCGAGCTGACCAGATGACGCTGCTGGCCGCGTACAGCTTCGATGAGGCCAGCGGCAACATCTTGGATGCGTCGGGCAACGGCCGAAACGTCACCTTCGGGGGCTCTTACACCCGAGTCACCGGGCACACCAGCACTGGGTTATCTCAGAGCACTACGGCAGCCGATGGCAACGGTCCGGCCACGTCCGGCATGCTCACATCGGCGTACACCGTTTTGGGCTGGGTCAATCGCA